CACGATCAAAGGCACGTAAATTAGCAGACATCCTCTCTGGCGGTACTGCTTTAGAGGACGGTGTAATCTCAGCATCTGAGGTTGTAGGACTTGGTACTGCAGCCACTACAGACGCTACAGCTTATGCCACTGCAGGGCAGGGTACACTAGCAGCTAGTGCGTTGCAGCCTACAGGTGATGGCTCACAGCTTACAGGTGTTTCTAGTAGTGTAGCTACACTTACGGATGCTACAGTATCTGCTACGGACCCTACACCCACCACTAACCCTGCTTCTGGCGTAGGTCACTTGTGGATCAACTCTACATCTGGTGAACAGTATGTCTGCACAGGTGCTACAACTAACGACAACGTATGGACTAACACGGGTCTGGGTGAGTATAGTATTACCTCTTTTTCCGCTACAGGCGGAACAGTAGTTACTTCGGGTGGATACACATACCACACGTTTACTTCGTCTGGTACACTTGTAGTTACTGGAGCTAAATCAGCGGATTATCTCATTGTCGCTGGAGGCGGAGGAGGAGGTGGTACTGGTGGTGCTTTAGGTTTCTATTCTGCCGGAGGTGGGGCTGGGGGGCTTATCCAATCTTCTACAACGCTTAACACAGGCAACCTTACTGTAACTATTGGGGCAGGGGGTGTCCAAGGTGCTGTGTCTGGTGGTTCAGGAAGTGACGGTGGAAACTCCTCATTCTCAACCCTTACAGCTGCTGTAGGTGGCGGAGGTGGCGGCTACTCTTATAACAGTCAAGACTACCCTTCTAATGGTCGGGCTGGTGGCTCAGGTGGCGGAGGCGGCGCTGGTGGACAAGGCGGAGCGGGTACCTTGGGCCAAGGAAACGATGGCGGCAGAAATCCGGGTGGAGTAGTCGGAGGCGGTGGCGGCGGAGGTGCTGGCGCACAAGGCTCAAACGGTGGCAGTTTTGGTGGTGAGGCTGGTAATGGTTTGGACTACTCTACATGGGCAACAGCAACCTCAACAGGAGACTCAGGGTTCTATGCTGGTGGAGGCGCAGGTGGCCCCGGTGCATCACCCGGAGGAGATGGGGGAGGTGCGGATGCACTATCTCACGGCACTCCTTCAGCGGGTCAAACAAATACTGGCGGCGGAGGTGCTGGTAACAACGGCGGGTCCTATGCGGGATCAAACGGTGGTTCCGGCATCGTTATCATCCGTTATGCAGTTTAAGGGGAATTAAAACATGGCACATTATGCAAAAGTAAACAACGGCTTGGTAGAGCAAGTCATCGTAGCTGAAGCTGAGTTCTTCGACACATTCGTAGACAGTAGCCCCGGTCAATGGATACAAACATCCTACAACACCCACGGCGGCGTACATACAAACGGTGGTACTCCACTTCGTAAGAACTACGCTGGCATTGGCATGACATACGATGCCGCACGGGATGCGTTCTACGCACCACAACCATACCCAAGTTGGACTTTGGATGACGATAGCTGTCTTTGGGAAGCTCCAACGGCAATGCCTGATGATGGCTCTCGTTACACTTGGAACGAAGAAACTACATCGTGGGATGCAGTGGATGACTAAGGCGAGAGACAACGCCGATGGAGGCGCAAGTGAGTTTGCAGAACTGACAGACACAACTGTGTCAACTTCTGATCCTGCTGCTGATAGCAACCCTGCTTCTGGCTTAGGCCACATCTGGGAGAATAAGACTTCCGGTGAGATGTATGTTCTAACGGATGCGACTGCTGGAGTTAATGAGTGGACAAACGTAGGTGATGGAAGCGGCACGATTGGCGGCCCTCCGTACATGGAGGCTACTGGAGGCACAATTACTACGGATGGTAATTTTAAAGTACACACCTTTAACAGTTCTGGGACTTTCACCGTAACAAATCTTGGCGTTCAAAATGATGTTTCTTACCTTGTCATTGCTGGCGGTGGGGGTGGCGGCTATAACGATGGCGGCGGCGGCGGAGCAGGGGGTTATTTAACAGCTTCCTCCGTTACTCTCACTGAACAAGCCTACGCAATTACTGTAGGGGCCGGGGGTGCTCGTGGCGATGTTGGCACGGCATCCGGCAGCGGGACTAATTCACTGTTTGGATCGCTTGCAACAGCCGTTGGTGGCGGAGGCGGCGGCGGCTATGGCGGCGGCACAAATGGGCAAAGTGGCGGATCAGGAGGGGGCGCTGAAAACGGAAGCGGTGGCGCCGCAACCTCTGGTCAAGGAAACCGGGGCGGCAATGACTCCAACCTATATAACCAAGGATCAGGTGGCGGTGGCGCTGGGGGTCAGGGTACTGATAACGGCAGCACTGGTGGCGCTGGTCTGACTAGCAGCATAACGGGATCAAGTGTAGGCCGTGCTGGCGGTGGGGGTGGAGGAGACCGCAACGATGGTGGATCTGCAAGTCATGGTGGCGGTAAAGGCGGCGGTGGAAATTCCTCTATTGCAGCCTCAGCAGCAGGTGCAACTAACACAGGCGGTGGCGGAGGTGCCTCTGCGGGTCAAGCCTCTAACCCCTCTGGGCAAGATAACGCAACCAAACCCGGCGGCTCCGGTGTAGTTATTGTCCGATATCAGTTTCAAGCAGCATAGGAGGACATCATGTCAGGTTACATAGGCACACAGCCAGTACCACAGGCTACACAGACCCGTGATGCTTTCACAGCAACAGCAGGTCAGACTTCTTTCACTACGTCAGGGTACACGCCCAATTTCCTTGATGTCTACTTGAATGGCGTGAAGCTGGCGGCAGCAGACTACACAGCATCTAACTCAGTAGATGTAGTGCTTACTGTAGGGGCTGCACTAAACGACATCCTTGAGGTCGTGGCATACACCACGTTTGAAGTAGCACAAGCAATCAATTCAGCCGATGGTGGCTCCGCTGCATCCGTTTACACAGCAGCACAATCTATTAATGGAGGTACAGCTAGTGGCTGATCTAATTCAAATCCGCCGTGACACGGCAGCTAACTGGACATCCAGTAACCCTACGCTTGCCCAAGGTGAGTTAGGTTTGGAGACAGACACCAGCCAACTCAAAGCTGGCGATGGGTCAACCGCATGGTCGAGCTTGGGTTACTACGACCTTGGTGGGCTGACTGACCCAGCTTATACTGGTACGCCGATTGAAGACATCTATGCAATCTCTGGCACATCTTATGCTTTAGAGCCAAGCAACGGCTCCATACAGACGCATACTCTGACGGGTGCTACAACGTACACTGACGCCTTCTCCGCTGGTCAGGCTATGACCCTGATGATTGACGATGGCTCTGCCGCAACGATCACATGGCCCACGATGACATGGGTAAACAATGCTGGTGTTGCACCTACGTTGGCTACGTCAGGCTACACAGTCATCACAGTCTGGAAAGTCGGAAGCACACTTTACGGTGCATTGGTAGGAGATGGAACCTAATGCTCAGTCAAAGAAGTCTAGGTGCTGCGGGTAAAAAGGACATACCTGTTGACGATGAGTTTAACCGTGTCTCGTTTTTGTCTCACTTCGATGGCACTAACAACGGCGTTAACAACGTGTTCGATGATAGCTCGTCCAGCAACCACACCATCACAGCTAACGGCAATGTGACCCAAGGTAGCTTCGGCCCGTTTGCTCGGCCTGATGGTGAGTGGGCTGTGAGCTTTGATAACAGCACGGCTTATGCACGGGCAACTGGAGCTGGTAGTTTCTCAGGTGACTATACCTATGAGGTGTTTGTAAATGTTCCTTTTGACGATCATACAATAAGGGTCACAACAAATGCAAACGGAAATCTTAATGCTCTAAATATAGAGGAAGATGGAGTATCTGGCACAAATAACTTTGTGTTTGGTACTAGCTCCACTGCTGGTCAAACAACAACTCATTTTTCTGACTTAGAGTTTTCTCCGAATACTTGGCACCACGTTGCACTGGTTCGTAGCGGCAGCACAGTAAAGTGCTACTTGGATGGAACAGCCAGTTCTGTTACATTATCTAATTCATCTGCTACGGGTGCTATGGAGTACATAGGAACTGCAAGGGGCTTTACCAGTGGCTTTAGGCTTTTTGACGGGTTTATGTCTAATGTTCGTTTCTCTAATATTGCTAGATACACCTCTAATTTTACTCCAAGCACTGCACCGTTTGTTTCAGATTCAAATACAAATTTGCTAACATGCCAAAGCAACAGGTTTGTTGATAATTCGTCAAACGGTCACACAATTACACCAGCAGGTTCAGCAGCAGTCACAGCCTTCGGCCCCTTCCTGACCTCTTCTGTTTATTCCGCAGGGGTGAATGGTGCGAGTGGATACTTTGATGGGACTGGGGATTGGTTGACTGTTCCAACATCTTCAGATTTTAATTTTGGAACTGGCGACTTTACTATTTCAGCATGGATTTACTCAGAAACCGATAAAGGCATTGCTATCTTGGGAGACATGGACGGTAATGGAAACACGGATAGCTATCAACTGTGGTGGAATAACGCCGCAGACCAAATTAGGTTAGGCACTAATAACCTTAATAACATGGTGGGTTGGTCTGCTACATTAAACTTAAACAGTTGGAATAATGTTGTTGTCACCCGTGCCAGTGGTGTAATTAAGTTCTTCTTTAATGGTACTGAGGTGAGTAGCCGTGCAGTGGACTCTGGGGATTTGGATGGTGCAACCTTTAATGCCCCAACTCCTGTTTATATTGGGTCTTTTAATGATGGCGGCAGTGATAACGACTTTACCTTAGATGGGTATCTAACAGATGTTAGGGTTATAAAAGGAACGGCAGTCGAACCTTCTGGTGTCCCAACAGCCCCACTCACAGCAGTCACCAACACCAAGCTCCTGCTAAACATGGCAGACGGTCAGGCGATTGACAGCGCAGCGCAGCGCAATCTTAATCTTTTCGGCAACGCTAAACTTAGCAACGTACAGGCTAAGTTCGGAGATACTTCTCTGGCCCTAGATGACAACGGCGATTATGCCTCCATGCCCGCAGTCGATTTATCAGGCGCATTTACTATGGAGTTCTTTGCGTATCTAAATGCGTGGCCAGCTTCTGGGTCATGGGATATGTTTTACGGGGAACCGTCTGCTCGATATATGGCTTTCACCAGCGGCATTAATGGTAGTGGTAGTGACCGTTGTATCCAGCTTGCTTATGGTACTGGAGGATATTCCGACATTGTTCAGTTTAACGTAAATGCGTCAATGAACTCTGGGGCTTGGCACCACGTTGCAATTACCAAGGATGGTTCGAACCCTCACGCTTGTTATATTGATGGGACTGCGGTGACTGGGGTCAATACGGGGTTGTCAAATACATTCCTAAGCACAGGCAATCACTTTATTGGAAGGGGTTATAGCCCAAGCTACCATCACTTTGGCGGCTACATTGACGATTTTAGAATATCTCACAAAGTCCGTTACACCGCTGACTTTGACGCTCCAACCGAACCATTCGCAGATAAAGGACAGTAATTATGAAGATCGCAAGACTAGATGGATCAACGGTTGGTGAGATAGCTGACCACAAGACACTCTTTCCAAACGTGTCGTTCCCCGCCAGTGGCCCAGATGCTACATGGCTGGCAGCTAATTCCTGCGCAGAGGTCGTGAAGTTTCTGGCTTTCGATAGTGGAACGCAAAAGAGTGAGGGTGTCGATCCCTACTTAAACGATGGCAAGGTTTACACTCGCCGGGTGGTTGACCTATCGGATGCTGACGTTGCCTCACGCACAGCAGCTCTGGAAGCAAGTAACCGTAAACATCGTGACCGTCTTTTAGCCGAGACAGATTACTTGGCTCTGTCCGACCTAACTATGTCAGACTCCATGACAGCCTATCGTCAGGCTCTGCGAGACATCACAACTCACGCCAACTGGCCTAACCTAGCATACCCTGACATGGATGGTGCTGGTGGTGATTGGCCTACTAAACCCTAATGGCTACCATAGATGAAATTAAAGAGGCAGCTGAACGTAGCTTAATTACGTTTATAAAACTGGTTGCCCCTCAACGTGTACTAGGCAACTGTCACGAGGATGTTTGTAAGTGGTGGACAAGGCAAGAAGCTAAAACACACCAGTTACTTTTATTTCCTCGTGACCACGGTAAGTCAGCTATGGTTGCCTACCGTGTTGCTTGGGAACTGACTAAGAACCCTACACTACGTATTCTTTATATCTCAGCTACATCTAACTTAGCTCAGAAACAGCTATCGTTTATCAAGAACATCTTTGAGTCAGACATCCACCAGAAGTACTGGCCTGAACATCTAAACAAAGATGAGAGTAAACGAGAAAAGTGGACTACCTCTGAGATTGCTTTAGACCACCCTGATCGTAAGAAAGAAGCTATCCGTGACCCTTCTATATTTACTGGCGGTCTCACTACTTCCCTTACTGGGATGCACTGTGACATTGCAGTTCTTGATGATGTTGTGGTATTTGAAAATGCGTACACTGGGGAAGGTCGTAACAAAGTTAAATCCCAGTACTCTTTGCTTTCATCTATTGAGGGCAGTGAAGCTAAAGAGTGGGTAGTAGGTACTCGGTATCATCCTAAGGACTTGTACTCTGATCTGATGGGTATGGAAGAAGATGTCTACTCTGATGACAACGAGATACTAGGTAAAGAATCTATTTACGAAGTAATGGAACGAGGAGTAGAAGATAACGGTGACGGTACTGGCGACTTCTTGTGGCCTCGTCAACTTCGTAAAGATGGTAAGTTTTTTGGATTCGATATTAAGATTTTAGCTAAGAAACGTGGGCAATACCTAGACCGTGTACAGTTTCGTGCTCAGTACTACAATGACCCTACTGATCCAGACACACAACCTATAGCCTACGAGAAGTTTCAGTATTATGATCGTAAACATCTTAGTCGTGACAATGGACAGTGGCACTATCAAGGACGTAAACTAAATGTTAGTGCAGCTGTGGACTTTGCTTACAGTGTCAGCAAGCGTTCGGATTACACAGCCATTGTCGTTATCGGAGTTGACTATGAAAATAACGTATATGTTTTAGACATCGACCGTTTTAAAACAGACAAGATTTCTGAGTACTTCCGACACATCCTTGACCTCCTTAACCGCTGGGACTTCAGGAAACTACGGGCTGAATGTACTGCTGCTCAGTCAGCTATCGTATCTGAACTAAAAGATAACTACATTAAACCTAACGGCCTAGCTTTAAAGATTGACGAGCATAGACCAAACAGGCACCAAGGTTCCAAAGAAGAACGTATTGCTGCTGCACTAGAACCAAGGTACGACAACCTACAGATGTATCACTATCGTGGTGGCAACTGTCAGGTACTAGAAGAAGAGTTGGTATCCCACAACCCTGCCCACGATGACTGCAAGGACTGTTTAGCTGCTGCCGTTGAGGTAGCTGTCAAGCCTAGTAGTTCAGTCAAAAGAGTTAGAACTCAAGACAGCAATGTAGTATTTCACCCTAAGTTTGGTGGAGTAGCATTTTAATTGTTGACAAAAATATCACACTGTGTTATTATTAACACATAGCTAGGACTAGGAGTCATCATGGCTGGCACGACTATTGACATTGAAAGCATTATAAATCCACACGCCCTAGCTGTGGACATCTCTGACCGTTGGTCTTCTTGGAACAATGCCCGTACCAATAAGGTTGAAGAATGGAAGGAACTGCGTAACTACATCTACGCTACCGACACACGTACTACGAGTGTTAATAAACTTCCGTGGTCCAACTCAACAACCACACCTAAGTTAACACAGATTGCTGACAATCTACATGCTAACTATTTCTCAGCTTTGTTTCCGCAGAAGCGTTGGTTTCGATTTGAGGCCAGTGACACAGACTCAGATATTAAGATTAAACGTGACATTATTCAAGCCTACATGCAGAACAAGTTACGTCAGTCTGACTTTGTAAACACAACAAGTAAACTTATCAATGACTACATCCAGTATGGTAATTGTTTTGCTACTGTAGACTATCAACGTAAGATTACAGAGTTTGAAGATGGCGACCGTGTTGTAAACTACGTAGGCCCAAAGCTGGTCCGTATCTCCCCTTTCGATATTTGCTTTAACCCTATTGCTTCTGAGTTTGCAGATACTCCTAAGATCATACGTTCAGTTATGACACTAGGTGAAATACAACGAATGGTTGAAACTGCACCTAACAAAGCATACATGGCAGATATCTTTGAGAAGATGTTAGGTAATCGTGGTGAGGCTAAGGGTAACGACATCGACACAAACAAGTCAGAAGGCTTTACTGCTGATGGCTTTGCTAGTCTAACAGATTACTACGAGTCAGACTATGTAGAGATACTTACGTTCTATGGAGACATTTACGATACAGAGACAGGTAAGTTCTTAAACAATCGTATCATTACTATTGTAGACCGTGCATACGTCTTAGCCAATGAAGAGAACCCCAGCTACCTTGGTCGTGATCCTATCTTCCATGTAGGCTGGCGTGACCGTCCTGACAACCTCTACAGCATGGGGCCACTAGATAACCTCGTAGGTATGCAGTATCGCATTGACCACTTGGAGAACCTCAAGGCAGATGTGTTCGATCAGATTGCTTACCCTGTCTTGAAGATACGTGGTGACGTAGAGGACTTTGACTTTGAACCTAATGCTCGTATCTACTTGGGTGATGAAGGTGACGTAGGATACCTTGTACCTGATAGTACTGCACTCAATGCTGACTTTCAGATACGTGAACTAGAAGCTAAGATGGAGATGATGGCTGGTGCTCCTCGTGAGGCTATGGGCATCCGTAGTGCTGGTGAGAAGACAGCCTTTGAAGTTAACCAACTTATGACAGCTGCTGGTCGTATCTTCCAACACAAGACTGCACACTTTGAACGTGTGTTCCTTGAGCCTATCTTGAATGCTATGCTTGAGGTGTCACGCCGCAACATGGACTACGAAGATACTGCTAAGGTTCTAAACGAGGATACTGGACTATACTTCTTTACACAGATTACTCGTGACGATATCAAGGCTAACGGTAAGATCGTACCAATGGGCGCTCGTCACTTTGCTGAACGTGCTCAACGTGTGCAGAACCTTACGACTATGTACCAGATCAAAGCATCTGATCCTAGTATCGGGTCTCACCTTTCAGGTAAAGAGTTTGCTCGTTTGCTTGCTGATGAGTTAGGTGAGCCAGCCTTGTTTGGCGAGAACATTGCAGTGAGTGAACAACTAGAGACACAGAAGGTTGTCACAGAGGCTCAGGTCGAGTTTGAAGCAGAGCAAGAGGAAAAGGCTGAACAAGGTATGCAGGAACTAGAACCTGCTCCTGAGCAAGCCACAGAGGAGCCTACTGAATGAAGGCAGCTTGGTTCAAAGACTGTAAGACAAAGAAAGAAAAGGATGCGGTAGCACAAACATTGCAGTCCCAGAGAGAGGGACTAGACCGCCTCAAAGAAATCCTAGAGCCTATGCTAAAGGATACTACCCCTGCCGCAGACTATGACTCACCCTCGTGGGCATACAAGCAAGCAGATCGCAACGGGTTTAACAGAGCAGTGACCACTGTGTTAGACCTAATTAACTTAGACAAGGATTAACAATGAGTGTATTTTCTGAGGAACAGGTGACCCCTGTTGAGCAGAGTCAACAAGTATCAGCTTTTGAAGAGCCGACCAGCCCTTCAGTTCTAGGTGATCTTGTGGGAGAAGGACGTAAGTTCAACGATGTAGAGGCGTTAGCAAAGGGAAAGCTAGAAGCAGATAAGTTTATCGAACAGATGAAACAAGAGAATGCTGCTTTAAAAGAAGACCTAGAGAAACAAGCATACAAACTTGGAGTTACAACTAAGATGGAAGAAATGGCCTCGGCACCCACAACCGAACTTCTTGATCCCAATAACAACAATAGTGGCACTACGAATACAGCTAATACCCAGCCAAGTTCGAGTGAAGCAGACATTGAGAGCCTCGTAGAACAGACCCTGAGAAAGCGTGAGCAAGAAGGTGTTGCTAAAAACAATATCGCAATCGTTGAATCGGAACTTGCACAAGCCTATGGAACAGAAGCTGCGTCTGCTGTGCAGAACAAAGCCAATGAACTTGGGTTACCTATGTCGGAGTTGCAAGGTATGGCTGCAAAATCACCAGCTGCGTTCATGCAGTTGATGGGACGGTCAGCACCTAAGACTTCACCATTAGTGCAAGGGAGCATTCGTACTGAGGGTTCTACAATGCAAGCATCCTCTGAGAAGGACTTTGCTTTCTATCAAAAACTTCGCAGAGAAAACTCGACAGAGTACTATAAACCGTCTACTCAACGGCAAATGATGGCAGATGCCGACCGTTTGGGTGACAGATTCTATTGATAAAGGAAGAGAACAATGGCTGGTAATACAGTAGCTACTCTCGCATTAGCCAAACGTGCAGAAGTTTGGGGTGCAGAGCTTAAAGAAATCTTGCGGGACGAACTGCAAGGCATGAAATACGTTAACTGGTTGAATGATTTCCCAGATGGTGATACATTCAAGATCCCATCCTTGGGTGATGCAACCGTTAACGACTACACTGAAGATAATGCGGTCACATACGACCCGATTGATGATGCACAGTTTACGTTCACCATCACTGAATATCTTCAGGCTGGTAACTACATCACTAACAAAGCGATGCAGGATGTTTACTACTCAAACCAAATCATGTCACAGTTCGTGCCTCTGCAAGAACGTGCTTTGATGGAACGTCTTGAGACAGACATCATGGCTTTGGGTGGTCAGCAAACAGTAGACAATGGTAACGCAATCAATGGCGTTGACCACCGTATGCTGGGTTCCGGCTCAGGCAACAAGATTGCTGTTGAAGACTTTGCTAAGGCACTCCGTGCTTTGAAAACTGGTAAAGTTCCACAGCGCAACCTCGTTGCTATCGTTGATCCGTCTGTTGAATTTGAGATGAACACATTGTCTCAGTTGACAAACGTATCTAACAACCCACGTTGGGAAGGTATTGTTCGTGATGGTATCGCAACTGGCATGTCCTTTGTTGCTAACATCTACGGCTTTGATGTATATACATCGAACTACCTGAAGACAGAAGCTGCTGAAACTATCGGTGGTACAACTGTCAACAACGCAATCACCAACATGTTCTTCTCTGCGGATCAGACAGTGTTGCCTTTCGTAGGTGCATGGCGTCAGATGCCAAACGTGGACACAGAGTACAACAAAGATTACCAGCGTACAGAGTTTGTAACTACTGCACGTTATGGTATGAAACTGTACCGTCCAGAGAACTTGGTAACAGTTATGACTGCGCCTTTGGCGTAACATAATTACAAGGGGAGGGGAGAAATCTCCTCCTCTTACTCTTTTATACTTGACAACTATTTACCTAGTGTGTATAATAGTCTTAACAAGTCCCTCCGGTAAGGATAACATATCATGGCTAACGTAGAACATTCATCATTAACAGGTAGTGCTTTACACGAACCTAAGGGTGTAGCTACTGCTAACAGTGGTGAAGTATACGTTGCTAATGGTTCTGGTAGTGGTACATGGCAACCTATTCATAGGCATCTAGGGGCAGCTACAGCTTTTAATCACTCCTCTCCTTATGCTTATTCTATTGATACAGATATTGCAGAGAAGTTCTTGTCACCTTCTATAGCTTCTACTGTTACATCGGGCTTTACAGTAGTAACCAGCCCAAACCTACGGTTTAGGTATGATGATGCTACGAGCCTTACAGGTTTAATTAATGTTACTATGTCATCGTCTCAGGCCTCAGGTAGCTCTAAAGATGTAGAGTGGGCTTTGTTTAAGAACGGTACAGAGATTGTAGGATCAAGGGCTATACGTTCTATAGGCTCTGGCAGCTGGGGTTCTATTAGTGTAACAGGTCTTACAGCATTAGCTCAAAATGATTACATTGAGATTAAAACTAAAGCTAGTGCAGACAATGTAGATGTAAACTATGCAAATATCTACATATCAATTATTGGAATGAGTGCATAACATGAAGATGACTCTCCTCGAAATAGTCCAGAACATCTTGTCCGATATGGATTCGGAGGAGATCAATAGTATCTCAGATTCAAATGAAGCTGAACAGATTGCTAAAGTAATTGAGAATACTTACTTCAATCTTATCTCTACTCGTGTAATCCCTGAACATGCACAAACAATCAAGCTAGTCTCTTATTCTAGCTCTGCTCGGCCCACTCACTTCTCTTTTCCTACTCGTGTAAAGAACATCGAGTTCTTGGATTACAACGTGTCTGAGAAGGTAGGTGGGGTCGAGTATAAACGTCTTACATACTTAGAGCCTGATTCTTTCTTTGCTTTGTCAGACAAGCGTGATAGTCTTGCTTCTAATGTCGTACAGGTTAATGACGTACAGGCAGACAGCATCCTACTTATTCGTAACGATGTCATGCCTGCGTACTACACCTCCTTCGATGATGAGAACATTGTACTGGACTCTTACAAGTCTACCATCGACAGCACACTGACAGCAGCCAAGACACGGGCCTACGGTACTAAGTACCCAACATTCGATTCTTTCTCCGACACCTTTACTCCTGACATTGACGATGTGATGTTTCCTTACCTTCTAGCAGAGGCCAAGTCAACAGCCATGTCCTTGTTTAAGTCCGGGGCTGATCCAAAGATTGAACAGTCAGCACGGCGTCAGAAGTCTTATGTACAGAACGACATGCACCGGGTCAACAAAGGAAGGCCACATAATAATTATGGTAGACGTTAATCTTATCAGAAGCGAAGACGGTCAGCAAGTTAAAGTAGTTAGTGATAAGACAGAGAAACCCTTAGTTGTTTACAAGTCTCAAGACGGTTTTAAGTTTTACGCAGTTAAGTATGAGAACGGAGCACAGGTTCCAGCAGAACTTAACGGACGATGGACAGGGGTTGCATCTGCTATCAAAGCAGTAGTATCTCACTTAGAACACAAGAAGCCAACTCCCCGCAAAGCCGTGAACGACAGGTACAAGGCCCGTAAAGCCCAAAAGGAAAAGTTAAATGCCGCAGAGCCTGATCCAGAGAACGGTTAACACCTTTGTTAAAGGTCTCATCACTGAGGCCTCTGAGCTTACGTTCCCTGAGAATGCGTCAGTGGATGAGCTTAACTGTGCTCTTGAACGTGACGGTACACGGCGTAGACGTAAGGCTCTTACATTAGAAGAAAACTTTGTTCTTTCTGATGTAACAGTTCCACAAGGTGCTTTAGTACAGACACTGGACTGGTACAACGTAGCTGGTCAGCCTAACCTAGAGTTTCTAGTAGTACAAGTTAACAACATACTTTACTTCTATGAGAAGTCTACTGATCCTTTGTCAGCTAACAAGTACTCAGGTACAATAGACTTAAACACTCACTCAGCAAACAATAACCTCTCCCCTTCCGAAAACCGTATACAAGTCACTGCCCTTAACGGAGCTTTGATCGTTGCTTCACCAGCAGTCAATACCTTCTACGTTAGTTTTAATACGTCTTCTCAAGCCTTTTCTTCCACAGCTATCAACTTTAAAGAACGTGACTTTGAGTGGCAAGGAACAGACCTCGAAGTAACAAGTGAGTACTTTTCCGCTGATGCTGGCGCTTCTGTCAGACGACAGTACGATGCTAAGAACGTAGGTTGGGGCCAAGGCGGCGGTCCTTCTATTTACACCCTTCCATTAACTCACGCTTGGTATGCTGGTAAGGATGCTAATGGAGTCTTCAATCAAACAGACTGGGAAGAAATCTATTCTGGTTCATCTCTTGCTGCCAATGGTCACTTTGTATTAGATGTATTTAACAAAGTACGTAGTGGACTTACAACAGTAGTAGAGACAGGACGGTTCCGTACAGTAGCAGCCTACGCAGGTCGTGTATTTTATTCTGGTATTGACTCAGCTGAGAATGGTGGTAAGGTTTACTTCTCCAGACTTACAGAGAGGCTTGTAGATGTAGGTAACTGCTATCAGGTGTATGACCCTACCTCAGAGATCATCAGTGACCTGCTGGATACTGACGGTGGTGTAGTAAATATTCCTGACGCACACAATATCCGAAAGCTCCACGTTATCGGGGCATCTCTCTTAGTGTTTGCTGAGAACGGTGTGTGGGCTGTTGCTGGTGTTGACAACGTGTTCCGTGCCACAGAGTACGCCATTACTCGCATTAGTGATGTCGGCCTATCTAATGAGAATACCTTTACAGTTGCTGACGGTTTACCTGTTTGGTGGAGTAAGACAGGTATCCATGCTATTCAACAAAGTGAGAGCCTAAACGTACCTAGAGCACAGAACCTTTCTTTATCTACTATTCAGACCTTTTGGGATAGTATTGCTAACGAAAAGAAAGCTCAGATACATGTAGAGTTTGATAGAATTAATCAACGTGTATTCTGGTTTTATCCAGATAACGATGAGATTATAGATTACAAGTATAATAATATTTTAATTATGGACTTATCTCTACAGGCTTTCTATCCTTGGAGAGTAGAGGATCAGGATTCAGATACTAGCTACATAATTGGCACTTCTTACTACGCAGGTCTTGGTTCTACATTTACGGAAACTCAGGTTGTAAATGGTTCCGATACTATAGTTAATGGATCAGACGATGTAGTAGCTACTCTTTACAGAGACTACTTACAGGGTGACAGTGAGATCAAAGTTCTTGTACGAGATGGTGTAACAGGTAAGATGACCTTTGCTACATTCCGTGGTGACAGCTACCTTGATTGGGGTGAAGCAGACTACAAGAGTTATGCTGAAGCAGGTTACGATTTCATGGGTGACATGACAACATTCAAGACTGCTCCTTACATCACAACGTACATGCGAGTAACTGAAGACGGTTACACAGCGAGTGGAGCAGGATACGAGTTTATCAATCCCTCTAGTTGTTTGATGTCTGTGTCTTGGAACCTTAATAAAACAAACTCTACTCCAAGAGAAATATACAAATTAAAGGATGTCCCGATAGTAGACCCAGACGATCTAGGGTCTATTAACTATCCTTCAGATACAGTTGTTACTAAGTCTAAGGTACGTGGTCGTGGTCGTTCAATGAAACTTAGGTTCGAGAGTGCAACAGGTAAAGACTTTCACCTAGTAGGATATGAGGTACTTGGTGGTAAAAACAACACCTATTAACATTAGAGAAGCTACAGAAGAAGATGCACTGGACTGCTTAATCCTCTTCAAACAATTTCACAAAGAGTCTAAAGTACCTTACTCTTGGGACGCAAAGAAAACACAACAAGTCTTTGTACAAACAATACCTTTAGAGAACTTTGTTACTCTTGTTGCTGAACGAGAAGATGAGGTAGTTGGTTTCATATGTGGAATGTACGCAGAACCTTTTTTCTCTTCAGAAAAGATTTCAACAGAGGTAGCTTGGTTCGTCAGTAAAGAGTACAGGAACAGCACGGCAGGTTTCAGGCTTATGAAAGCATACGAAGAGTGGGCTTTGTCGAAGGGTGTGAAGTACGTTGGTATGACCTACCTTGAGAATATAACAGACTTATCAGAGATATACGAAAAAAAGGGTTACACTAAAGCTGAAACCCAGTACATGAAGGAGTTTTAAAATGGCTGTATTTTCAACAATAGGAGCCGCAATTTTAACTGGCGTTGGAGCAACAGCTTTAGCAGGTACTGCTGCTGCAACAGTAGTTGGAGGTATTGTTGTAGCTGGTGCAGTTGCAGGAGTAGCTGGAGCAGTTAAATCTGGGAAGGCAGCGCAAAAAGCGGCTGAAGCTCAATCTCGTGCTCAACAGTTACAAGCCAAAAGGCAACGTAGGGCTGCTATTCGGTCTAATATCTTAGCTTCTGCACGATCACGAGCTTCTGCACAGGCTGCGGGTACAGCACAAAGCTCAGGTCTTGCTGGAGCCACAGGTGCTGGTCGATCTGCCCTAGGTTCAGAGCTAGGTTTTGGTACACAAATGAGTGGCTTGACTTCTGAGATAGGTATGTTTCAAGCACAAGCTCAGAAGTATTCCGACATTTCAAAATTAGGTTTTGGTATTGCAAAGTTGGGTTTTTCTCAGGCTGACTTTAGCAGCACATCAGTAGGTAACGCACCCAGCACTCCTACTCAACCGTAAGGAAAACAAATGAATAGCATCGTTTCCTTAGAGGAACTACTAGCAGATTCGGAAAATGTTTCTGAAGTAGAGCAGAAAGAACCTCTCGATCCTACTTCTCCTCTTGAAAAACAAAAAGTAGAGGAACAATCCTTACTACTTGAAGTTGACCCTGCTGTAATATCAGAGGCTCGTCTTTCTGAGGATATGACACACGAGGGATTAGCTAAACAATTCCCTGACCTTAACGTATTCCTTGAGACACTTTACGATGCGGGTGTACCTGTAGAAGAGGCTGGCCGTTTAGCACAGGAACATGTGGACCGTAAGCAGGTAGCTGTCTCCCCTCGTGAGTTTATCTTCTCAAGTATTATGATGGTTGACGATGATACGGTTAACCAAGAAACTCTACGTATGTTGACTAACTATGAGTTGATTAACAAGCGTATTGCTGAACGGCTAGAGAAGAATGATCCATCTACTTTTAAGTGGTTGGCTGCTGGTACTCTAAACACTGTACGAGACTTCACAATCGGTGTGTTTGAGTTAGCTATTCGCAATGACTCTTCAAAGTCTAAAGAGTATGCTGACACACTGTTCATGGAACCAGAAGAGTTTGATACCTATTGGGAAACAGAGCTAGACAATATAGAGAGTAAAGGCCTATTTAACATTCGTGAGTACGAGGGTTTGAAGGATGCGCAAGAACTTGTAGATAACTTTGGTACTGACGAGAATGCTGGGTTCAATCAACTTCTAGCTTTAATAGATATTGCTACTCTTGGCGCTACTAGGGTAGCTGGTCGATTAATAACCACAGGTGGTCGTAAACTTATCACAGGTTCAGCCTCTACTCGTGAAACTATAGAGAATGTTCTTAAAGCTAAGTCAGCATCTGAGGTTGTGACAGCCACTAAGGGTGACGTAGCTGGTGCTAAAGCTACAATTATTCAGCACAACACAGGTCAAGCCCCTAGCTCCGTATCTGGTAAGGCTGGACCCACAACACTAGACCCTAATCCTGCTACACCAGTACCTCATTCGGCTACAGTTATTGAGGGAACCAAGGCATCAATGCTGTTTGACGATATGTCACGCATCATGCAGTCTCCTTTCTCTGGTAAGACATTTACAATAGAGAGTCTAAACGAGGCTACGGAGAAAGTAGCTAATCGTCTTATGGCTAGTTCAACTAATGCCTTTGTAAAGTTATCTCGTAGACGGGCTGAGGACTCAGACAACTTCATCTATTCAGCAATTTTAGGTAAGTCAGAGAACGGTGCAGCTTTTGCTACTAAGAAAGAGGCACAAGAAGCCGTTAACTTCGATCCTCGTTACACACCTGTACGCCGTAATGCCGATGACTTAGAAAAGGGTTATGGATTAAAAGAAAACAAACGTGGCTGGTACTTGCGGTATGAGGAACGTATTGACACTAGCCGACTAGCTAAAGAGTTGGAAGACGTAACAGTAGATGAGGGCTTTGTTAAAAGGGCAGCAGCTAGATTGTTCTCAGCTGGTCAAACTACTGTTGGACCTCGTGTAGGATTTATGATTAACGCAGCTGAAGGGCTTGTTTCTCGTGTAAGTAAGATTGCTGACAAGTCTTTTAAAGACATTCGTAGCCTAAGTAAACAGGAGTATGAAGAAGTTAACAAGGTAATGACACGTTACCGTGATAACATCGAAGGTGATGCAGAAGTAGACTTAGCTGCACAGAGAGGTGCTCCTAGTTCAGAGAAGTTCACAATGGACTTCTTTCAAGTTACTGGTAAGATGCCTACTGAAAAGCAACTCACTGCCTACCGTGCTCTTACTGACTTCAACAACGCAGCTTGGAATGTCAAAGCTACTGAGATACTAAAGAATGTAACTAACCGGGGTGGTTGGGCAGTAACTATCAATACAGGCTATGATGGTATCGGTGTTATTGCTAAGGCAGCTGACGATGACGTTGTGTACAGCCGATTACAGGGTCGTATTAAAGGTTCTCAAACTGCTGAGAGAGTTGTATACAAACTGGATCAACCATACAAAACTCCTGACGGTACAAACTACCAGTATGTTACAGATGTTGTAGATGCTCGTGTACCTCAAAAGTCAGATGTACTAGGATACAACGTAGGCGGTTCACGAAACAACGAGACCATTAACTTCTTTGTTGGGTCTGTGTTTGAGCCAGTTCTTGCTGGAGGTAAGAAAGCTACAAAAGGTTTCCGTACTCTCATAGGTTCATTCAGTGCCAAGAATGCTGAAAAGGCTTCTAAAGAACTTAACAACATTGCCGATGTACTATCCCCTATCTTTAAATCTACAGGTATTAAACACATAAAAGACTTAGGTATCTCAGGGGATGACCTTGCTCGTGTTAATGCAGTTATCGTAGCCAACAACTCTTGGAACCCTAGTTCAATTAAGAACTTTGAGGACTTGAAGTTACTGGCTACCAAGCACGATGAACCCTTTACAGCTAAGTTTGAGGTGAAACGTAGGGATCAAAAGGTTGATGCTGAGATCGTAGAAGGTCAAGGCATGACTGTAGGTGAGTACCAGTCTATGCGTGTGTCCCGTAAACGTGGTGATACTCCTCTACTAGAGTATGGCGGTGCTCGTGTAGGCAACCAAGACCCTATCACAAACATCATAGAACAGTTCCAATCTTCTGCTTACCGTTACACTCATTATAAAGCAACTCAGGCTGCTGTCAATGGCTGGGTTCTAAAAGCTAAGAGATTAGGTAACGTAGAATTTGATGGACCTATTCCTTCTAACCCAGAAGACTTCATTCGTCTTGGACGTATTAAGGGTGGTAAAGGTTCTAAGTCAGTAGACGCAGACATGCGTGACCAACAGGACGTAATCAAACGGCGTCTTGGGCTGCATGACAGGGCTGACAAAGAGAATACACTTTTTACTATGATGGCTCAGAGCCTGTATGATGAAGGCGTGTTTGGTTTTGGTAAGGGTTTGAAGACAAAACCTGAGGACTGGATTGGTGGTGCAGCTGGTAGGGCAAGAGCCTTTGCTTTTCACCTAAAGATGGGTTTCCTTAACCCTGACCAGATGGTTCTCAATGCCTCTCACGTTGCACAGATCATGGCTATCTCTCCTAAGGCTGGTGCAAAGGCTACGGCTGCTACTCCAGTCATAGCACACCTGATGTTGAAGACACCTAAGGCAGCAGCTAAAGACATTGATGCTATGTATGTCAATGGTTTCACTGGTATGACCAAGCAAGAGTTGTTAGATACTGTACGGTACATGCGTGAGTCAGGTAGAGACATCATCGGTACGTCTGTTTTGGAACGCAGTGGTGATACTTTTAATAGCAGCCAGACAAAAGCCTCCGAACTTTTGGAAAGAGGTCTAACACCCTTTAAGATTGGTGAACTTTACGGACGTATTGCATCCGCTGCTACTGCTGTCGTAGAACATGGTGCTAGAAAAGTATCTGATGATGTCTTCAGTGAAACAGGATTACAGTACGTAGCAAACCGTGAACAGGTTCTTAGTTTCCGTATGACATCTGGGCAGAAAGGTGCCTATCAGGAAGGCCCAATCTTGGGATTAGCTACACAGTGGATGTCCTACACCAACCGTTTCCTAGATAACATAATGATTGGTCGTGATCTTACTAAAGCAGAACGTGCTCGTATGGTTGCAACCAATACTGTTATGTTTGGAACACGAGGTATGGGCTTTCCTCCACGGGTAACAGCCGCAATGGTAGCTTTAGGTATTGACCCAGAAGATCAAGACTCTACAGCTGCATTAAACGCAGTTAAGTTTGGCTTGTTTGATTGGGTACTGTCTCAAGGCGTAGGAACAGACGTATCCTTAGGCACACGTATCGCACCTTTAGGTGGTCTTGTTCAGCAGTACACAGAACTATTTGCTGAAGACCCACTCTGGTCTACCCTTGGTGGTCCATCAGTACAGATTGGTACGGAAGGTCTAAAGTCTTTGAGGAATACTCTCTCAGCTTTGGTCGGTGGACATAATCAGGTAGCCTATGAAGATTTCAAGGTAATGATGCGGGAGGTAAAGACAATTGACCTTTACTCTAAAGTAGTCGAGTTAATTGAAACTGGGGAGTATCGTAGTAAACGCCGTAGTATGGCTGGTTCCTTCTCAGAAGAAGAGGTTAGTTTAGGTCTTGTAGCATCTGTTTTTGGTGGTGCTACCCCTATGAAAGTCCTTAACTTCTACGATGCTAAAGATATCTCCTACAAAGAGGATGCTAAGTTCAAGGATGCCCGTAGACGAATAGATACTTGGGCATCTAAAGGTTTGGCCTTGATTTCTACTGGAGAACCTGATAAAATGAAAGAAGGTAAGGAGCTTTACAACGATGCTCTTAACCTTATTGAAGATGGTGGCTTCTCAACAGAGAACCAAACCAAACTATACAGGGCCGTTGTACGGTTAGACACTATGACAGACTTAGTTAGGCGTGCTCGTGGGCAGTCAGCAGGTTCACAAATTACAGCACAAGCTGCTCAAGGAGAATAAGATGCCATTTACCCTAGATCAAAATGTATCTGGTGCAGCCGCCGCACCTCAACCAGTTGCTCAAGTATCTAACACCTCAATTGCTGCGGGTGTTGTGGGTGGTTTGTTAGATGTTGGGGCTTCCTTTGCTAGAGCACAAACCACACCTACTAAAGCTACTCAATCTGACAGGGATAATGCAGCCTTTAAAAATATAGTAATTGATATTGATAAACGCATAGCTGCTAAGGAGTCTTTAGATTCTATTTCTCAAGACGTTGCTGTTGATTTAGCTAACTTAAATATGAATGAGCAACAAAAAAGTATAATAGCTCAAAAGCTCGGACAAGATATTTTCTTTGTCCCTAAGCAAGCACCTTCTCTAGTCGATATTAAGATAGACCAGTTTAATCAAAACTCTGCGGCCTTCCAAGCAGGGTACATCCAGCAAGAACTAGAGAAAGCCAAGGCTAACGGGGAGACTATCTCTAATGAAGTGGCTGCTCAACGAGCAGTAGAAACTTACTCAGCCTTTCAAGTAGCAACCAATGCGGGTACACTCCAAGGCAACATCGACTGGAATACTGGTTACGATCAGAACATCAAGACACTTGACAGTTTTACAGCTACAGTAAGTGCAGCCCTTCGTGTTGAACAAGCTGGCGGCAACTTCGATATACGTAGCTTACAACAGATGAGGGATGCTTTTGTACTTCTTAAATCTCAACCTGCTTTCCAGAAGCCAGCTGGTCAAGAAGCCCAAGAGAGATGGGAGATAATGAAGGGTCGATTGGACGCAATTGATGCAACCTTTGAAGCCTTACAGGACTACGACATGAAGGGAGCAACAGAAGCTGCTACTACTTTAATGGCTCAGATTGCCTTGAAGGATGGTAACTCCCCTCTTGCAGCATTGGCATTCAAAGACCCACGATTTATGTCACAAATTGCAGCGAATGCTACAGACGATTTAAAAGCTGCTATAGCTTCTGACTACACGCCAGAGACAGTTGACTACAAATCATTGAACCCAGACCCAGTTGTTCTTGAATTGATGGGAGTATCCCCTAGTGGTGCTGCATTATCTGGTGATAACGGTCTTGTTCCAGTCCCTCCAGCTGATGTAGTATTTCCTCCAGAAGTAGCCGCTGCTTTCTCAGAAAGAAATCTGGTAAGACAGGCAAGAAGCATGACCTATCACAGTGGCGTCATTCAATCTTTACCTAAGAATGGTCTCACAACCCCAGAGGCAGTCAATGCCTATGCTTCTAGTGTGACATCTTTAGCTTACTCCCTCACTCAAAACGACCAGCAGTCTACTAAGTACATGGATAGCTTGTTTTCTAACAACAATCTAAATAGTCTTGCAGCCCTTGAGGCAGCTGGTGGAGAGAGTGGTCGTATCGCAGCTAACTTACGAGCACAAATGGGTGCTGCACTACAACATAACCAAGCACTCTTTGGACGTATTGCAGCAGGTCGTGTACAGACAATACCCGGTATTGGTATTGACAAGGAAACAGGTAAGTTTGTCCTTACTGACACAGATGATCCTGTATTTCAACAGTTAGCAGCTGTCGCTTCTACCTACTACGGTGGTGACTTTGAGGCTATGTGGAAGGAAGGGGCTTCTGCACGGACACTTCTTAAAAACCGTCTCGCAAGTCAAGGAAAGATCGAGTTTGATAGACAGTCTTATAGTGATTTTGAGGCTGCTACTGAGGTACTTAATAGTTCACTGTGGAAAGGTATGTCAGGAAAGTACTCTCAGGTTGCAGGTATTCCTGAACGGTTGAAGTTCTTTAAAGATAGTGCAGCTAAATTAAATTCT